TCTGATAACCATTTATACGTCTGTATCCACCCTCTGTAGATACTTCAAAGTTTCTTAAATCTTTTGCAACTCCGGGAGTCTTAAGTAAATCTATAACATTAGATGAACTTACTAGTCCTCCATTAACTGCAACTGTATATGGTTGAGATGCAGGCATACTTAGAAATATCTCCTATCATCTGTCATATAAGAAGGACTAGGGTTAATTAAATTAGATTTCATTTGTCTCATACCTTTTTTATAATCATCTAAAGCAAACGCTGCTTGTTGTGGGCTTTCTTTAAATTGCCACACATAATATCTTGTTCTAGCTGTTATTACATTAGAATACTGGTCAGGAAATACTATTTCATCACTATAAGCTGATAAAGCTGTGGGTGCAGTATATGCATAAAAATGCACATTATAAACTTTATCAGGTATAGGACTTAATCCAAACTTACGATGGTCTGGACTACGAATTACATATTGAGGCTCTCCGTAGTTTTGTGAATCTGAATCATCTGCATTTTCAGAATCTCTATAGTATCTTGTCCAATCTTCTAATGTAATAAAAGATAAACCTTTTGAAACGTAAGGAGCTGATTCACCACTTACACTTATTGTTGTTATATAAAAATCATCCCAATCAATAGATGAATAATCAGTAGTAATACTAGAACTACCAGATTTTAATGTGTACCATCTAGTTCCTGCTACACTTGGTACAGTTACATTACCATAAAAAGGGTCTGTTCCTCCACTAGCTGCAACTGCAAAGAAAGGAAGTTGTGGCTCTTCGTTTGCAATATCTTTAATAGATTTATTAATAGAATTTTTAACAAAGTTTTGAATACCTTTTGCACTTGCAAAATTTGCAGAAGTTAATTCAATTTCGTTAAGTTCTCTTAAAACATCATTAGTTAGTGTAAGAAATGTAGTTGCCATTATTTTTTACCTTTAGCTTTTAGTTTTGCTTTTTTACTTAAGTCTTTAAAATGAAATAGTTTTTGACTAGTTTTACCATGAGTTTTACCTGAATGTAAATCTCCGTTAGGCATTTTGTGAGTTCCACCTTTATGTTCGGTTCCGTCTCGTTTGTAATGTTTTACACCTTTCATATTAACAAGGTTTAGCTTTTGGCATTCCACCATCTTTATACATAGACCG